ATACTTTTTAGTAGCATTTAGAGTACCATAAGTAGCAAAGACTCTAAATTTACCTGCACTAGCAAGTCCGTCTTTAATATACTTCATAGCGTGATCAAGCAATTCTTTAGCATTAGAAGCTTTAAAAGCAATCTCATGATCAGCTCCATATATTGCATGGATAATATGCTTCATAGATTTACCTTGTTTCCTTACTTGTTCGTCTATAGTACTATACTGTGTATCTTTTGTAACATACCAGTAAGAAGTAGAACATTCTCCGCCATTGTTATCTGTAAAGACAACCTTATAATCAGGAGCATTTTCCTTATCTTCTTTTGTTTTTTTGTAAACAGACATTTTTAAATCGTTTACTAATCCAGCTACACCACCATTAAAGATAGTAACGCCTTGTTTGGCATCAAAGCCATTGTCATTTAAATCGTACATAAATTGTTTTTAAAAATTATTACCATTGATTATTTACGTCCTCAGAAGGAGTAACGCTTAACTCTCTATCATCTATTTCAGGTCTTTGGTTTTCATTACCTATTGTATCTGATACTTCTTCTGTTACTTCTATTGTATTAGTAGTTTCAGATTTTCCTAAAGCTTCTTCTACTTCATCATTAGAAATAGCGTCATTCATTAGATTTAAAGTATAAAATCCATTATTATTAGAAATCTTAAATTCATTTTCTACATCATTAGATAATTCTAATGTTTTAGAAATAAATTCAAAAGTTTTCTTATCACTAAGAGTACAAGTTTTAGTTAATTTAAAACCATAATCTTCCTCAGCTTTACGAATTGCTACAGTACTTCTATCAGGACTAAAACCAAAAGATATTCTATCTTCTCCTTCAATACTCATAAGATCTTGTGCAGCTTTATTAAAGCTAAACTTTCTACCTGCACCTGGTTTTGCCAATGCTGCCATTGTCATTACAGGATAATTATACTTTTCTGTCTTACGCTGTCTTTGTGAGGGCACAGCATCCCATGTGAAATTCTCCATTTCGTGTTTTTTAAAAATTAATTAAATTGAATAATACTCTCTGATTGTTTCGTTGACATCAATTAGATCATTATCGATCATATCTTCTTCAAACATTTCGAGAGGTGTTTTACATGTGTCGGAACCTGATGAGATAGTTCTAAATACATGGCGATTAGGTTTGCCAGGAGATTTTACAATCTCTGTATATAAAACTATTGTGCTAAAAGACTCAGGAACAAATCTTTCTAGCATTTTACCTTGAACTCCAATACGCTCAGATGCAAATCCAGAATCATCGTAATGTGTTTCAGGATGAGCCATAAGATATACTATGATATCATCGCGCATAGAATCGTTAATAAAATTGATGAGGTCATATTGGTTTGCTGCCATTTTTGACCATTTATCAAAGCCTTTTTCAGCTCTGAATTTTTGACTCATAACTGTATCAGTCATGATTCTTGACCAAGTATCGATAATAACAGTCTTGACATTTTCTAATTTGTTCACTTTCTGTAAAGTGTTTAGCACGATTGCTATGTCAGATGTTTTACGATAATTGCGTTTATCCTCGTTATATTTTTTACCAAACTGTTTAAATGGTAACGCCTTTTGATCGGTGTTTATTATTACAGTTTCTTCGGGGTTAAGGTTTCTTAACGAGGTAGATTTCCCCATACCTGATTTACCAACCAGGAACACTAATTGTGCCATAAAATTAAATTTTGTGATTATTACTACTATATAAATATAGTCATTTTTCCCTGTATTTGCAAGGGTTTCAGGTCTTAAATACTCTTAATTTCTTTCTTTACTTCATCTGCTTTCTTTTTACGTTTGTTATACAATTCACCTCTTAAATGCGGGTGCTCTTCTTGTACCTTTCTAGATGCTCTACCGAATGAATCTATATATGGGATAATTCTAGATTCCATATCTTTAAGAGCATCTTTGAACGGCTTATTTAAATTATACTGAATATCTAATAAATAATGGTAATAGAGTCTTTCATTAGAATCCCGTAATTCTGGATGCTTAGTAAGCTTATCTTTTACCCATTGATATTTATCTTTAATTATTGTCATATACAGTAATTAATAACTGCTCTTGAAAATGTAATATCTGTTCTACTATTTTCCATTCAGCATCTCCTATATTCTTTTTAGAAAAAGCTGTTTCTATATACTGGCCATTACTTAAACCTTCCATAGATAATTTTTTAAGACAAGATTTTAAAGCAGAATATTCAAATTCGTTATTTGCAAGAGATGTGTAGAAATTTAATACACTAGCAGACTGAGCTATACTAGCAACAGAATAATCTCCTAATTTATATAAAGCAGGTAGAGGAAATGATTTATGCACTTCTTCTATGCTTTCAAATTTTTCATATAACTTTTTAGATAACTCAGGTTTTTCTTTGTCATCAGGTTCTTTTGTACAATTAATATTGTTAATTAATAAAGGTATTTTACCCTCTTCAAAAGTCTTACTCAGACTTTCTTTTACTTTTTTTACAATTGGCATTTTATTTTGATTTTAAACTTGAATAATAATCATGGATCCTTTGTAATTCTTTAGGTTTTCCCATAATTTCATTTGCTTTAGGTAACTGATAATAACCGCCTATTTCACCTACAAATAGAAAGCTTGCTAATAGATTTACTTCACCATCACGATTCTTACATATTTTAGTTAACCTATATCTATTCTTATATTTTGTAACATCAAAACCTAAGCATTTGTCTATGCCGTAGTAAAACGGACTTGCCAAACCTATTACAGTATTAGCATCTTCTGACATATTACCACTGTTTTTGATATCACTCAACATAGGCATCCAGTTGTCTTTCTCTCTACGGTCCATAGATTCTGAGGAACGATTTATTTGAGATATAACTGTAGGACTAAAGTTGAACATATTTCTAAAGAATACTAAAGTTCTAGATACTTTATCCATAGCTTCTTTTAGATTAGCGTAGTTGTTGTAGTTTATAAGACCTATATGATCTATCACAACAAGAGTAATTAGTTTAGGATTATCAGGAATATAATTTATAATAATATTATCCTTATTTCTAATAACTTGGCCACGCTTTTCTGCATAACCCATTAAATCTTTATATAAGAATTCTGGACTAAGAGAAGTACGATAGTGTAAATACTTATCTTGTATCTCGTTCATCTTAGCCTCATATTGAGGAATAAGTCTTGCTACTTCAGGACGAATTTCTGAAGAACCTAGCGATCTTATTTCATTAAGATTAGTAAGTATACCGTGTTCGCGCCATATAAGACTAGCAATATGTTTTGCTATTTGATATGCTGGTGGTATTTCTAAAGAATAATATATAATCTCTAGATCATGAATGTAATCAGGATTTGATTGTAAAAAATCTATAGCCCCGTACACATAAGTTGAATTGACAAATGCGGTTTTACCGACACTTGTACCTGCGAAAATTAAATCATAACGACCTGGCTGTATATTTTTTATATGATCACTTAACGTTGTAAAACCTTCAAAAGGTATACCCGTATTTAATCCTTGTTTGCCACGTTCTATGTCTTGTTTTAATTTATCCCAATGCTTGATTTTTGCTGTCATATAGTTTTTAAATTTGATCAGAGTTCCACTCTTGCTCTTCTATTCCCTTATCTTGTATAAATACTGTCCATTGTTCCCACATACAATTATTAAGAACAGTTTCCATATTAGGTAAGTATTGAAGTTTATTAGATCTTTTTTGCATATTTACAAATGCTTCAGTTGCTTTAATAGCTAATTCATGTTGAGCAGTTTTTTTGACCCTAGAAAGATATTTCTTTTCATGTTTTTTAGCTACTTGTGCAATATCACCAGATGCGCGAAGAACTCTGTTGCCCACTCTTACAGGATAACATTGATAAAATTCCCAAAAATTAATTTGATCTCCGCGTATACCAAATAATTTCTCTACTTCACCGTTACTAATAACAGTATCCATAAACAAACCTCCATTAGATAGTATATAAGGAGTGCCTTGCAAAGAGTCTCTTAAACTATTAGCAAGGTCTTTTTTGAAAATCTTTTCAATGTTATTGTAATCTTTATTATACAGAAACTGTAGGAGAACTAGTTGGTTTGGAGTCAAGGATGACTGCTGGAGTAACTCCAGAGTTAGCTGTATTTTCATAATTAAGTTGATTTAGAAACTCCTCTAAGGTACAAAAAATTACCCTATTTTTATCAATACCGTCAAGCCTTTTCTTAGTCCAAACAGCGTCTTGAGTATCGGGAGTATATAGATTTACAATTACTGCTTGCTTGCCTTCTTGCATACGTACAACTCTACCTAATTGTTGTATAAACGTCCTTTTAGTAGAGTTTGAGCCTGCAATGATAGCTATAGAGCAATCAGGTACGTTAAAGCCCTCATTTAGTGCTTGTACACTGCTGAGGTAGCGCACTTTTGTGCGTTTGTCTTTGAACCTGGCTACTATGTCTTTTTGTTGTTTCTTTGTTATTTTGCTGTGGAAGCTCATACAAATATCACCAAGTTTTTCTTGCAATTTTTCTGCAAAATCAGTAGTACCGCTGAATATAAGGCCGTTTACTTTACCGAGTGCGTCTATAATGTCATAAGTTGCTTCGACTTTATTAGAGTTATTCAAACATATAATCTTACGCTTTCTCATAGCATTATAATACATTGCTGCTTTTCCTTTTTGCTCACTAGAACCACTCTTTAAATATTTCTGAGCGTTTCTAAATGCATCACCACCAAATCCTAACGTTGCTGCAAAATGTTTAAAGCTATTATTTACTTTTTTATAAGCTATTTGCTCATCATCTGGTAAAGGCACAGCTACATTATACACAGTATACGGACTAATCCATCCATTATCTAAGCATTCATTTACAGTTACTTGATCAATAAGCTGTAAATAATCTAGTATAATATCGTGGAGGCCATCTTCACGTTCTAACGTTGCTGTTAGACCCATTACATAGTCACAATCTGCTACTTCAAATATTCTTTTAAAACTATCTGCAGCATATCTATGGCATTCGTCGAGCACTAACATATCATAATCACGAGGTTGCTTTATTGCAGTATTAATTACTAACACTTCTGCAAACTTTATTTTATGTTTAGCTAACTCAGTTTCCCACTGTGCTTTTAATGTAATAGTAGGTACAACTACCAAACAAGATTCTATACCTGCTTTTGTAACCATACCTTGTATTGCCATTATAGCAGTATAGGTTTTACCGAAGCCTGTAGCAGCTTGGAATATACCTTTAAAGTTATTCGCTCGCCATTTCTTTAGCACTTCTATTTGTCTTTCTGTTCTTGTCATTTAATTGTTTTTAAATAAGACACCAAGGAAGCCCACTAATGAGCCCCGCAATTAATGGTGTCTAATGTTGCCAATATTTTGTTATCTCAGGTTCGGCTTTTAATTTTACTGTTTTACAGAACACATCACCTGCACGTTCCATACAATCTTGCAATACACTAGATATCTCATTGACCATATCTTCTTTACATTCTACAATCCATTCGTCATGAACGACATTAGCCATCTTAACGTTAAACAATAGATTATTTTCTTGTAAATATCTAAAGAAATATATACCTGCAAGTTTAGTAATATCTGCAGAAGAACCTTGTATAGGATAATTAAGTGACATTCTTTCGATATCACCTTTCTTCATAAAATATTGTCTTACTTTAGGTTTATAAAACTCCTGAAACTTACTAGAATTCTTTGCTTTGTGTATTCTGTAGTCTGACCAGAAATCAGGATCCTCGTTAATCTCAGCTGTTAATCTCTGAAAGTCTTCAAAGAATGGTATAAAACATTTACGGCCACTTACATTATTAAATTGTATGTAACCTAGTTTTATAGCCTTATCTTTTTCTGTCTTAAAATAATCAGCTAGCCCAGGGAATGCTTTAAAGTATGCTTTGTATACTTCTTCGCCTTTGCTCATAGATATATTAAGATTCTGAGATATAGTTATACCTGTACCGCCATAGTTAATTGCAAAACCTGCACCTTTAGCTATTTGTCTTTTTTGTTTATGATCATTTTTAATATCACCAAGACTAAGCTCTGCTAGTTCAGGAAATATCTTAGATGCTACAAATGAATGCATGTCACCAAGACCTTTCTTATAAAATTGTAACAAATCAGCATCTTTAGATCTATTAGCTAAAACTATTTGCTCTTGGCCACTGTAGTCACTAACAATTAGCATATTACCTTCTTCTGCTTGGAAACAATGTCTTGTTCTTGTATCAGAAGGTATATTTTGCATGTTAGGCATCTGTGGTATATTAAGCTTTCTTTTAGCTTTTTGACCAGAAGACAGTCGACCCGTATTCATAATCTGTGTAAAATTAGAATGTATTCTACTAGTTTTAGGGTTTATATAATCAAACCAATTCTCGCCATAAGTACTTACTACTTTTTGCTTTTCAGTATAGTCTATATAAGTTTTAATAATA